GAATTATGTCAACCGTCGAGGGGGCCGGGTTACCCCTCCACCTACCCGAAAAATGAAAAAAAACCCGGATGGCTCTAAGGCAAACCCGGATTCCCGTACATCTATCCTATCTATCCTATTGTCAACAGTGAAACAGAAAAAACAGTAAAATCCCTATTCTTTTCTACGGAGTTTTTCTGGCAAAGAATAAGGAATTTATTGTAGTCATTGTAGTCAAACATTAAAAAACATAGTAATACCAAGGGTTTGAGGTGACTACAGTAGGTGAAACAGTAGTGAAACAGTAGTATACAAGTTCATAATTTGTTCACAATTGGAGGGTAGTTTATGAACGAAGTGTGAACGAAAAGAGAGGGAACGACTGGAACAGGAGACAGCGGAGCTGCGGAGGGGGAGGGCCAGAGGCCGAGGAGTGGGGGAAAGTGGAGGAAAGGGTGGAGGTGGGAGAGGGAACACACTCGCAATCCCAAAGTGGCAGTTTAGAAATTTTTCGCTGGGGCAAAAAAGATGTCTCAGGTTGTACATTGATAAAAATGGCGCTGATGATAGGATAGGAGATGCAAGAAGCGAAGGAAGGGGGGCGACGGTGAGAGAATGAAGAAGATACCGACGCTGTTTGTAAGGACGTTTGAGCGCCACCTGATGACTGGGATCACGGGAGAGGTCACCCCGGGGTGCGAGTGGGTACTCCGGGGAGAGGGTGAGGCGACCGAGAAGGTAGACGGTGCGGCCTGTGCAATCATCAACGGGGAGCTGTGGAAGCGGTACGATTACCGGGCCGGGAGGCGGCGACCAGTGGGGGACATGATCCCTTGCCAACCCGCCCCCGATCCAGTGACCGGGCATTGGCCCCATTGGGTGCGCGCAAGTGATACGACGAGCGCCGACCGCTGGTTTATTGAGGCGTACAAGAACACACCTTGGAACCGGGAGGATGGCACGTATGAGGCTGTTGGGAGGCACTTCCAAGGGAACCCCTACGGTCTGGATGCCGACTATCTGGAGAAGCACGGGCGAATCAAGATCCACGATCTGGATCGAAGCTTCACCGGAATCCGGGAATATCTTCGCACGCATGAGATTGAGGGGATCGTGTTCTGGAAGGATGGGGAGCCGGGGTGCAAGATCAAGAGGAGCGACTTCGGATTCCAGTGGCCTGTGGATATGGAGGACTGAGCATGGGAGCGATTAACAAGGGCGGCATTTACAGAGCGCTGTTTGAGGTACTTGATGAAGGATTCACCGAATTTCTCGGGCAGACCGATAAGCCCAGTGAGGATTTGGAGTACCTTTTGGGAGCCTATGCGATGACAAAGAGGCTCATCGACACGCTGGACGGAGACGAGAAGAATGGGAAAGTATAAGGACGAGCGCGGGAACCGCTACGGCCTGCTCACAGTGAAGCAGTACTACGGAACCGACCACAATGGAGCGCGGTGGCTGTGTGAGTGCGACTGCGGGAACGAGATTGTGGTGAAGGGGCTGAAGCTGAGATCCGGCAACACTCGGAGCTGCGGGTGCTTGCGCGAGATGCCGCTGATGGATCGGAAGCTCATTGGTATGGCCCCACATGGGAAGGAACGGGTGATCGTGAATGGCTGAGTATCTGGAACAGGAGGATGAGCGATGTATGACGAACTGGTAAAGCGGTTGAGAGATTCCGCAAAGATGAGTGACGCGCTTGCTGTTTTGCTACCTCACAGCGAAGGGAACGCAACGGCAAAACTGTACAACGAAGCCGCCGATGCCATCGAGGAACTGAGCAAGCCCCGATGGATTCCCGCGACGGAGCGGTTGCCAGAGTTTGAAGGTGCTGTGCTGTGTATGCGAAAGAGCAATATCTACGGCGTGGGGCCATATCAAGAAATCCTATATGTAGATGAATACGGCTTCAAGAACTTTGATGACATCTATCTTGCGGACGGCGTTGTCACCCATTGGATGCCGCTACCAGAGCCGCCGAAGGAGGAATGAGCATGGGAGTTTACATCAAGGGCATGGAGATGCCGACAGAGCAATATGGAAAGATGGTGATAACTCTATACCCCAACGGTCATGTTGCGGAATATGTTGGGGATATAGGAAGAGTTTGGGAAGCCGTCCCCGTCCCGCCGCATGGGCGACTAATTGATGCAAACAAAATCGGACTTACAGATTTTGAGATAATCCTGTGCCAAAAGGGAAATCCGTTCAAAAATGCGTTAGAAATGTTGCTTGAGAAAATCGAAAACGCTCCCACCATCATCCCGGCAGAGGAGGGCGAGACATGAAAATTGAAATCACCTACAACAACGGAGAGAAGTACACCGCCTATCTCGCAGACGAAACGTATGAAAACGTAATGGCTTGCCTCATGGACGATGTTTCCGTTTCTGTGTTGCACAGCATGGGCAAGGCAGAGGAGGGCGAGTGATGATTGAATGTGTTGTTCGTGCAATCGCAGCGATTTTGACAACTATCGGGCTTATGGCAATTAACAGTGGAAACATTAACATTGGGTATCCGTTGTTTGGATTCGGTATCTTTTGGCTTTCGCACAAGGAGTGGGAGTGATGAACGATACGACATTCCAAGGGGACGGAAAAGTCGCTTATGTGCCTGTCGTGGTCAACACAAAACTGAAGAAGCCAATCACAAACGCCGACCGCATCCGCAGCATGACGGACGAGGAACTGGCTGGTGAATTGCTTGATTTGTTCGCGGCTTTCTACGAAGTGGAATGGTCGAAAGAAGTCTTGCTCGACTGGCTGAGACAGGAGGCCAAAGATGCCTGACTGCGTACACCGTCCGCTATGCCCCAATGAATGTCCCTGTGACTACTACGAAGAAGAGGTAGAGGATGACAGACTACCAGACGAAACCATACGCACGGTGGGTGGAACAAATGCTCACCGAGATGTTTGAGATAGACCCGGAATCCATAGCGCTTGAGATGCGTGACGAGGAGGGTCAAACCTATACGTGCTACTACAACACTTCGTCAAACGACCGCGCAATCATGATCGACGCGATGCAGGATGACGCGAAGATGGAGTGGGTACGGAACAATAAGGAAGCGATCCTTGAGCTTCTTGAAGAGGACGAAGACGATGAAGAACTGGAACCTGATACCGAAGCTGATAGCGAGGGATGACCCGTACTCCTTGCAGGACGCCTTTGAACTCTGCCGAGAGCTGGAGGAGGACGGGAAGGTTGTAGTCGCGGGGAAGTCCATCACTGACAGAGACGCAACGGTCTACGACGAGGATAACTTCCGACTAGCGCACGAATACTCCAAGCAGATCCGGGCGGCTGCGAACAAGATGGTCAAGGCTGGTGTGGCGTCCGACCTGATGATCGACCTATACTACCGCACACATCTCTTCGACGCTCCGCACTACTTTGATAGCTTCTGCGTCTACATCGAGAAAGACCGAGAGCCGAGCAAGCAGTTCTATGTTCCGAGACGAAAACAGCTCCTTCCGTGTGTGGAGGCTCTGCAAGACTTTGAGGAGGGCAAGTTAGACCTTCTCGGGATCTCAGAGCCTCCGGGTGTGGGGAAGACCACCCTTGCCGAGTTCTATCTGGCATGGACGTCAGGTCGCAACCCATTCCTGCCGAACCTTATCGGCTCTCACAACAACGCCTTCCTAGAGGGCGTGTACGGTGAGATGCTTCGCATCTTCGACCCAGAGGGCGAGTATCGCTTCTCAGATGTCTTCCCCGGCCTGTCGGTCATATCCACGAACGCAAAGAATATGATGATCGGCATTGGCTACGACAAAGCGGACGATATGCGCTTCAAGACCCTTGAGTTCTCGTCCATCGGCTCCGGCAACGCTGGTAAAGTCCGCGCAATGAACGTCCTTTACTGCGATGACTTGGTGGATGGCTTGGAGACGGCGATGAGCCGTGACCGTCTAGACAAGCTGTGGCAGATGTACTACACCGACCTCCGGCAGAGAAAGGTAGGCTCACGATGCCGGGAGCTGCACATCGCAACCCGGTGGAGCTTGCACGACGTTCTGGGGAGGCTGGAGCAGGAGTACGAAGACGATCCACGCGCACGGTTCATCCGATTCCCGGCATTGGACGAAAACGATGAGTCCAACTTCGACTACCCCTACGGCCTCGGATACACCACGGAGGCCCTACGCAAGCAGCGCGAAATTATGGATGACGCTACGTGGAAGGCCCTGTTCATGAACGAGCCTATCGAGCGCGAAGGACTGCTCTACGAAGAATCTGAACTGCGGAGATACTTTGAGCTTCCCGAGGCTGAACCTGATGCCATCCTCGCAATCTGCGACACGAAGGAGCAAGGCTCCGACTACTGCGTTATGCCCGTCATGTATCAGTACGGGCAGGACTACTACATGGACGCGATCATCTGCGACAACGGAAAGGTGGAGTCCTTGGAAACGCGAGTGGCGATGATGCTCGTTGACCGAAAAGTGAAGATGTGCCGTATCGAATCCAACCGTGGTGGTACGATCTTCGCGCAAAACGTCCAGAAGAAGGTCAAGGAACTGGGCGGGATGACGAACATCACGACCAAGTGGACACAGAGCAACAAGGAAACCCGCATCCAGACGAACAGCGGCATGGTGAAGTCGCACGTTCTGTTCAAGGATCCGAGCCTATACCCAAGCAACCGCGAGTACCGGGACGCGATGGCTCAGCTTTGCTCCTACTCGATGATGGGCAAAAACAAGCACGATGACGTCCCTGACGTCCTTGCCATGTTCATTGACTGGGTCATGTCCGGCATGGCGAACACCGTAACCATCATCAAAAGGCCGTTTTGATGTACTTAGTGTTCATTGTCAAAAACGGAAATCGTGGTATGGTGACTTTGAAGATGGGGATGATAGGGGAAACCCTACGCCGACATTAGAACTGGCCCACGGTCTTTCTTCCTTTCGCCGTGGAGCGCCTAACAGAGAAGAAAGTCCCGGCATGGAGTGGCTCCCTAAACCGGGCAATATAGACGATTGGTGTAATGGAAGCACACAAGGCTTTGAACCTTGAGGCGGTGGATCGGAACCATCATTGTCTGCCAAATAGACGGACATAGCGTCCGTGGGATGACACGGTGACATAGCAGCGGGTGGGGCAGTCGCCGATGGATAATGAATGAAGCCGATCAAAGTAGACCTCTCTGAAAACCTGACGCACATTGATGTGGTTCCTATTGCGGACTACCACTGGGCAGACCCAGATAGCGACCACGACAAGATTATGGCAGACATTGCATACATCAGGGGCAACGAGAAGGCGTATTGCATCCTCAACGGCGATCTGATGGACTGCGCGATAGCATCGAGCATAGGAGACACCTACGGGGCCTCACTATCGCCGATGGACGAGCTGAAGGTTTGCGTTGATCTCTTCAAACCAATCGCGCACAAGATTCTGTGCGTGGTTCCGGGAAACCATGAGGCGAGGCATTACCGCACGAACGGTATTGATATCACCGCTTTGATGTGCCAGCAACTTGGCATTGAGGATCGGTACTCGCCGACCACTGCTCTTGTCTTCCTCCGCTTCGGCAAGCTGAACAGCAATCAGCACAACCGCAAGGCCGTGTACACGATTTACGTGTCTCACGGAAACGGAGGGGGCCGCAAAGAGGCTGGCAAGATACAGAGGCTGGTCGATCTGTCCACCATCGTGGATGCAGACATCTACCTCTGCGGTCACACCCACCTCCCGGCGATGTTGAAGGACGGGTTCGCCCGTCCTAACCTCGGGAACAGCTCGATCACCTACGGCACACGCCTGTATGTCAATACGTCTGCGAAACTGGACTATGGCGGCTACGGAGACACGCAAGGATTAAAAGTGCCTTGCACGGATACGCCGATCATCCATTTGAGCGGCACACGGAAAGAAATGAGGGCAACGATTTGATTCCGAAAGAAGTCATCGAGGCCGTTGAAGCTATCCTCGCCACTGGGAAGGACGCTATCGTCAAGAAGGAGCGCGGCAAGTGGGTAGTGCTTGAGAACGGTAGGCGGCTCGTTTACAAAGAGCCTGACAACAACTGATAGTACCCTATAGCAATCGGGCTATAGGAAGAGCCAATTGGGGCTAATGCATTCCAGAATTTAGGGGTGCATTAGTCCCATTTTTCTTTTTGAGGTGAAGAGTTTGGACGAACTGACAACTAAATCCCCGGTCATCCGAAACGATATGTTTGGGCGGCTGGACATCTACGCCTCCTACGACGATATCAACGAGGAAAACCTGATCGCGGAGCTGAACTCCGCTCTGGTCTACCACGTTAACAATATGCTCCAAGAGGAGTTCCTCTATTGGTACACCCGTGGTGTGCAGCCGATCTTGAACCGCAGGAAGGAAATCCGTGAGGACATTCTGAACGTGGTGCAAGTCAACACGGCGGCTGAAGTGGTGGACTTCAAGAATGGGTACTTCCTCACGCAACCGTGCAGCTACGTTTC